AGGCGCAAATAATGATTATCAATTTTATGGACTTGGTGTAGAAGGTAGCACATTTGTGTATTCGGTTTACACTACAGGTGATGACCATGTGTTCTTTGCGGGAACTGGTGCATCTTCGCGTAGTGAACTGATGAGAATTAAAGGCACCGGCTACGTCGGTATCGGTACGAGTTCGCCTGCTGCGAGGTTGGATGTTGTCAATAACACAACGTATCAACTAAGGGTTGCATCTACATCTAATAATTATGCAGACGGCGGCATTTATTTAGGCGCCTTGGGAACGAATGACGCATATTACTATAGCGCACTGCGTCATGTGCAATCGACAGAAACATTAAATATACAGAATAATTCCGCAAGCACAGGCAAGGGAGGGATTTCTTTCTTAATTGGTCGAGGAAATCCCGGCACTCCATCTCAAGTTGCTTTAATCGACAGCTCCGGCAACCTCGGCTTGGGGGTTACGCCGAGTGCGTGGGACAACACAGCACGAGCTTTTGATATAGGATCTAGAACAAGTCTCGCGTCCACAAATAGCGGGGCGTCTTCAGATTTTACAAACAACGGCTACATTTCTGGTGGAGCTTATTATTATAAAGCCACAGCAGCCGCTTCGTTCTTTAGACAAAATGCCGGTTCATTTTTATGGTACACCGCCCCCTCTGGTACCGCAGGTAATGTAATCAGCTTCACGCAGGCGATGACGCTGGATGCGAGTGGGAATTTGGGCGTGGGGACTGCAAGTCCATCATCTTTGTGGTCTGGGGATGCTAAAGTATTACACCTGTCGACAAGCGGCACAACCGCTGCTGGTGTTCGCGTTGGTTCATCTCGCGCAAATGTAGAATTTTATTCATCCGGCACTTCGGATAACTGGGGATTTTATACGGCATCTAATATGCCGTTTTCTCTGTATACAAATAATGTTGAACGTATACGGGTAACTGGGGATGGTAACGTCGGTATCGGTACCACAACGCCTACGGGAAATATTGAAGCATTAGGTACAGATGCATCAATCATAGTTCACTATAATGGTAACAGTAGAGGTGGTATTGCAGCATTAAGCACCCAGCGGCTGGGTCTCGTATCAACAGCATCAGCTGATGATCTGGTATTTGGTTATAGTACTTCTCCTATTACTTCAGCATCATTTGTTGAACGTATGAGAATTGATAATGGTACTGGCTACGTCGGTATCGGTACGGCGAGCCCCGGCTTTCCCCTCGAAGTTAAAGGTGTAGAGTTACCAATAGCGACCTTGGGTTCCGGGGCGGGATATACTCAAGGTGCCCTGTTCCTTTCCGGTGGAACAGACAGCAGCCCCCAATACCGCGGTCAAGGTACATATCTCTTTAATCAAGGAAATGCTACCACATGGTATGTTGGTACGAACTATATCAGTGCAGATACATTTAGTATTAACCGAAAGTCTTCAACTGCCACCCTTGCTTCATCCGTCGAGGCGGCCCAACTAACACACGCATTTCTTACCATAAATAACACCGGCTACGTCGGTATCGGTACTGTGAGTCCCAGTTATAAGCTTCACGTCGTCGGTGACGTAGTGGCTACCGTCTAATGCCTGACGTGTCGCTTCGCGCCACCGGGATTCAACTTGGCCGCACGACGGGCCAGATCGTAAGTCTCAAGACGCTCCGGCTCAACGGCTACACTCGCACATTTGCGAGCGATGGCTATAAGCGCGTGAACCCCTACGAGGTCGCGGCTGGCCGGGCGGACGATCCCAACTCGACATCAACCGAATGGAAGTTGTCGCCGTGGGTCGGGTATACGCAGAGCTATTGCGCGCCGGGCTCCAATCTCGCGTACACGATCGGGTACGGAAGCATCTCCGTCTCGTGGTCGAAGCCGAGCGGATACCTGGACAGCCTTTGCGACCAGTATCTGTACGCGAAAGACACCGGCCAGACCGTCGTTAACTCCACGGCGCTCGCGGTGAACCCGTTCTCGTCGCCCTCGCAGTCACAGGGCCTCGGAGACGGCACCTCCGCCTCGGTCAACCTCGCGTCCTACTCTGGTCGGTACGTTGCGCTGGGAGTCAAAAGCCGCTGGTACGACTCGGTGACCACCTACGAGGCCAACGATAACGGCGCATATTCGGGTGCCTCTGGCCAGCAACTTCTCCAAGGCGCGGGCATCGGGATTCTCGTCCGTGCCTATAACACCGTGCCGGGCACCGTGACTGCGGTCCAGCTCACCGACCCCAACTCTTGCTTTGTCGGGGAAAACGTGACGCTCCGCGTGTCGTTCTCTATGGAAGGGCCAAGCACGGGACGGCTTGAGGAGCAGGTCAACGGCGGCGCTTGGACTTTCGTTACAACGATTAGTGCGGGCTCCAGTTCAATCGACCTAAGCCGCGCGTCTGGCTCTAACTATAAATATCGTCTGCGGTATAACGACGTTTCACCCGATCAGTGGTCAACTATGTCCGGCACTGTGTCGGCTGTTTGTAACCTCATCTAAGGAAAAACAATGCTCTACATCATTCTCGCAGTCGCGGTCGGCGGGTTCCTTTTCTGGCGCACGAAGAAGCGCGTCGAAACGGTGGTGCCGCCCAAGAAGCGCGGCTCTGGTGGTCAGGCAGGTAAGCGTTCAGATACGGAGATTTGACAATGGAAATCGTTTGGAAGATTGAGCAGATGAACCGCCAGGTTGCCAATGGCGGCGTCGTAACCGCGTACTGGCGCGTCATTGCGACCGAAGACGGGCACAGCGCGACAAACTACGGCGGGTGCGGTTTCGCGCCCGATCCGACCTCCGACGACTTCATCGCCTACGATGATCTCACCGAAGACGTGGTCCTCGGATGGGTTTGGGAGCAAATGAATCGCGACGACATTGAGGCGGCATTGATCGCGCAGATCGACCAGCTCAAGAATCCGGTCGAGGCTTATGGCGTGCCGTGGCATGACGCGATTGCGCCGGCGCCGTAAAAAGTTATTTTTAACACTTATGTTTTACCATTTCTTTTAACTAAAAAATCATCATGGCAAACCACACTGTAACCCTCAAGGGTTTTGAGATTGTCCCGACGATGGATGCGCTCGGTAAACTGACCGGCGCGCGCCCCGTTATGCTTTCTTACAAGTTCAGTAAGATCTCAGAAGAACTCGAAGTTTTGAGAAAAGCGTTCGCTGAAAGAGTGCAGCCATTTCTTAACGAAAAAGGCAACATTAAGCTCGATCTTACTGACGACGAGCAAAATGAACTAGAAGGTATTTTGAAGGAAGAGCTGACCGTTGATCTCCCGGAAGTCCATCTACCCGAACTTGAAACTCTTTCGGTAGCCGACGACAGCGCTATTTTCGTTTTGACTAAAACCGGCGTAGTTCGCGCGGAACCGAGTAACTAACATGGAAACCACAGACGCGCACCGGCTGCTAATCCTAAAGTGGGTAGGGGAGCTCAAGAGGGCAACGGAAATGGCGAGCATCGCCAGGGCCGTGCTCGCGGATCTCACGCTATCTATCGGGGGTGAGAACGCCGTGCTAGATATTTCTAACCTCGAAGACCCGCAAATTAAAATCCAGGATGAGTGAAGACATCCAGAGGATCTACATACACGTTGATGGACTTAAGAAGGCGCTACAGCACGGGGGCGGGACGCATTCAATCGAGCATGTCTTGTCGGCCGTTAGGGACGGGGACGCGCAGCTTTGGTTGGAAAAAGACGCATGTATTGTCACAGAGGTCAATGACGCGCCGAACATGAGGACGTTACACTTCTGGCTAGCGACAGGAACCCTCGGTGACGTTATTGCGTTGTCGAATAAGGTCATGGCATGGGGCCGGGACTGCGGGTGCACAGTCGCTACCTTGTCCGGTCGTCGTGGATGGCTTAAGGCTCTCGCCGCCGAAGGCTGGGAGCCCCACTCAGTAGAAATGGTGCGGAGGCTGGATGGGTAAGGACAAGAGGCAGACGACGACAACGCGTCTCGACCCGAATTCACAGGCGTATCAGGACCAGATCAGGGGGAGGGCGCAGGCAGCGGCCGGGTCTATTCTCCAGAACCCGAACGCCATGTTCTTGGGCCCGGACGAGCGCCCGATCTCGGAGCAGATCGCGCAGTTCATGAACCCGTACACCCAGTCGGTGATCGGGAACCTCGGCACGGAGTTCGACCGGCTGCGGCAGCAGGCGGCGGTCGGGGCTCACCAAGAAGCAACCCGCGCCAATGCTTTTGGTAGTTCCCGCCACAATGTCCTTCAGGCCGAACGCCTCGCGGCCCTCGACCGCGCCCAGATGCAGCAGGTAGGCGGGCTCCTGTCGGGCCAGTTTAACGCCGCGATGCAGCAGGGACTCCAGCACTCGGAGTACATGCGCGCTCTCAGGGAGCGCCAGGCCCAGGAGCCTATGTTCCGCCAGCAGATGGCGCAGCAGTTCCTCCAGGGCGGGCTCGGCCCGACGGGCCAGACCATGACCCAAGTCACTCCCGGCAACCTGGTCGGTGACATCGCCGGGCTTGGTCTGATGGCCGCCGGCGCGTTCACTGGTAAGCCGGCCGCCGTGGCCCGCGGGGCCATGTCTACGTACGGCGCCGCGCCCGGCGGTGGCGTCGTGAATCCGACTCTGGGTTCTGTCTTTGACCCCGCATACCAGCGGAAATTCATGCAGGGGCTTCCCGACATCCCCCGCCCCGCGGGGTACTAGTATGCCGGGGCTTTTCGACAAGATGAAGGAGGGCCTGCTCGCGCCGTTTGGCGGCGGGGGTGAGGCTACCACGCAGGCCGGCGCCGCCGCCCTTATCGCCAGCGGACAGGGCGCCCAGGGCCTAGCCCCTCTCGGCCACGCTGCCCAGACGGGTATGCAGGTCCGGATGATGCTCGAGGAGAAGGCCCTCCAAGAGAAAAACCAGCGGGAGCTTGCGGCGCTGATCGCGGAAGTGGGCATGTCGCCAGACGGTCTTATGCAGATTTTTCTTAAGACCCTCGGTAGCGGGATGGTCGAGGAAGCGAAGTATATCTCCGAGATCTACAAGTCTCTCGGCTCGCAGCAGCAGCAGGGCGTCAACTCCCAGATGGTAGATGTGCCCATAGGCGCGGCGCCCCCGGAGGTCCAGCAGCGCTGGCCCGGGGTCACGACGCTACAGGTGCCCCGGAACCCCCGTACCAACGCGTACGACTTCTACTCGGCCCTGCCGGCCGCTCCGAAAGAGACGACCGAGAAAAACAGCATCCAACCCATGAGCGCGGAGGCGGCGGCCATGTTTGGCTTCCCGACCGGCGGCAACTTCTCGGGTATCATAGAGAACGGGGTCTTCATACCCCGGCAGCTGCTCACGGCGCAGGAGACCGGGATCATGGACATCGCGTCCCAGCGGCTGAACGAGATCACCCCGCAGGACTGGGTCTCCGTGGGCTCGATGGCCTCGACGATGGAGCGTATGCGTGGGGAGGGGCTGTTTGCCCGAGGCGCCCGGTTTATGGGCGGTCTGTTCACCGGTCCCGACGCGGAGATCGCGAACAGCGCCGCCGGTATGGCCCTCATGGCCATGCAGCAGGACCTGTCTGGTAAGCAGATGACCGAGGCGGAGCGTACTTTCATGGACGGGTTCATGATGCCCCGCGTCACGGACACGGACGAAACCAAAATCGCCAAGGGACGACTCATCACTACGTACGTGAACGCCCGCGGCAACGGCGCGTCCACCAAGGAAGCAGTCAAGGCCGTGGCCACCGTGTACAACCTCCCCTTCGTAGAGGACGGAAGCGCCCCCATGGCACCGGACGAGAGCGCCCCCACTGTCGGCGCCCCCGCGCAAGCGTGGAACGATAGGAATAGAGGGGCTAATGGACCCGGAACTTAAGCAACTATACGAAGCTATCAGGGGAGACATCCAGGCCGGCCGCGCCACGCCCCAAGAAGCGGCGGCGTGGCTAAGTAGCAACTCCTACCCTGACTTTCAGACTCTAGGTAAGCAGTACGCCGAGACGCTCGCGCCCACCCGGGAAGAGGTGGCCGCTGGCCGTAATGCCACTGTGAGGGGTGTGGGCGCCGCGCTCGGGGACGTCCTCACGACCGGGATGCAGGCGTTGACCCTCGGCACGGCCGACGACGTCGCGCGGCTGCTAGACCCAGGGCTCGGGGCCGCCATGGAAGAGAGCGCCCAGAGGGTACAGTCTGAGCACCCGATTGCGTCGATTGCTGCGGGTCTGCTCTCCGCCGGGGGAGCGCCGGCTAGTCTCATGATGCGCGGCGGGGCTGGTCTCTTCGCCCGTGCTATCGGGGGTGGTCTTCTCGGCGCCGCGGAAGGCGGGGTGGCCGGGTTCGGGTACACCCCTTCCGACGACCCGAACCGGGCGCGCAACACGCTCATAGGCGCGGGCGTCGGTGCGGGTACCGGCGGTCTGGGGACAATGCTCACCGTCCCGGCCGCCGCTGCGCGCCGTTCGGGCGTCGGGTCCGACACGGGCACGCGGCTCGCGGGCAGGCTGGTGGAGCTCACGGAGGGCATCGAGCCCCCCTTCTACGGCGGCGCCACCGGCGAGCGGACCGCGTCCGCACTGGTAGACCGGGCGAGGCCCACCATGCGTGGCCGGCTGACCGGGTTCGCGGAGCAGACCCGTCTGGCCGGCGAGCAGACCTTCGGTCGGCTCGATGGCACTAAGCTCGTGCCCACGACCTCCGACTTCCTCGAGGAGATGCGCGGCCACCCGGTGACCGGGCCGCTCATCAACAACATCAAGCGGCGCGTCCAGACGAAGGCCGGCCAGACCCAGGAGTGGACCTTCGCCGAGGCACGCCAGCTGCACCGGCGGCTCAAGGAGATGGCCCGCATGAAGGCAACCGACCCGAAGTCGCAGGCCGACACCGAGACCATCAAGGCGATGGCGGACCAGCTTGAGGAGCTACTCGACGCCAGCACGGGGGGCCTGTACAGCGAAGCGAACAGGCTTTACTCCCGGACCGCAGAGGTCGAGGAGGCTTACCGTCTTGGTGCGGGGATGACCCAGCGGGAGGGGCTCACGGAGCTCGACCCGCTTGCGGCGTTTTCTGACACCGACCGGCTCGAGGTCCTCCTCGAAAGCTGGAGGAGGCCCGGGTTCGAGAACCCCGCCGCGGACGAGGCCTTCCGGGCAGGACTCCGGGACAACTTCGTCACGCAGGCGATCGGCTCCGAGGGCCAGCGCTGGGTCAACGTAGCGCTCGAGGCCGCTTCCGGGCGGAAGGGTGACGTCAACATCATGCGCGCGCTGTTCCCCAGCGGCCCCCGTGGTGACCGGCAGTACGCGGAGTGGCTACAGACGGCGAGGCTGGAGCTCGGTACGGAGAGGCTGACGGGCCTGTTCGAGCGCGGCTCGGGTGTCGCGGGTCGCGCGGGTCTCGTCCGGGGCATGGGCGTGAAATAGCGTGGACGAGTACCTTCGTCTTCTCGCGCAGCAGGACGCAACCCAGCGGTTCTTTAACCGCGGCCCGGACCCGGAGCCCGTTAGCGTAGGCCAACGGGTCCGGCAGTTCGGGGGCTTCCTGGACAAACTCGGCGAGCAGACGATGGGCCGCTTGCTCACGCTCGCCGTGGCCGACCCACAAAAGGAAGAGACCCAGCGCGCGTACGGTCGCGCGCTCGGTACGGTCACCGACTTCACTCCGGGCGCGGGCGATATCAAGGCAATAGCCCACGATGCCCCGGAGCTCTTTGCCCAGGGCCACCCGGTATGGGGCACCGTGGCCGCGGCGTCGGGTGTGCCCCTCTTCGGTGTGCCCCTCGACATGGTCCGGGGTATGCGCGGGCCCGTACAGAACGCGGTTAGACTCGCTGGGCACGTGGAGGAGGGCGGGCGGCACTACGTGAACTTCGACGTTACTGGACCCGGTAGAGAAATGGGTTCCGTTCGAGGAGTTTTCGACCCTGAGACTAAGGATCTCAAGGTGGACGTCATGCCCTTCGCAGGGCGGGGAGAACTTGGTCCGGGGGAAGTACGTCGGTTGTCACGGGACCTAGTGTCCCAGCTACGTGAATTAGGGCTGGAGGTGAATTCAATAGGGGGCACTCGGGTAAAAAGTTCAGGAGCAGGTACACCCCTCGAAACGGTTCGTACGCAGAATCTCTCTGTGCCGGCCCTTGTTCGCTCGGCGGAGGGGGCGGAGCGCCTGAGCCACGCCGGCGGGCCGCAGCCTATCGTCATGCGCCACTACGGGCGCGGCGCCAACGAAGACATCCTTGACCCGGCCTTCTCCGGCACCGGCCCCGCTGCTGGCAGGGAGCGAGCCCGGGCCGACAGGCAGCTCGCCACGCACTTCTATATCCCGGAACTGGTAGGCCGCGGCCCTATGCCAGAGCGCGCTCTGACGGGCCAGCCGTACGTGGACGTCGAGGTTGACGCGTCGAAGTTTCTAAACCCGGACGGGTGGGCGGAGTACATGCGGAGGGCCGAGGAGGTTGTTGATAACCCCCAGGACCGTGCCGCGGTAGCGAGCGCAGCTGAGAAGCTCGCGGTAGCCGACGGGGTTGAGGGCCTTATTGACACCACCAGCGGGACCGCGCTCAAGTGGACCCCGACCGATCTCCGTCCGTTCCGGGAGGGCGCGGAGACCAAACCGACTGGGGCCGGTGGCAATGGTATCGAGCGGGTCGCCTCGCAAGCGTTCGAGTACGCTCAACGCGCCAGGGCCGCTGGTCGTCCGCTGGACCCACCGGCAACGAGCTACGAGTACCTACCCGTATCGGAAGACAAGGGCCGCGCTATCGCGGACATCTACGAGTCCCTGCCGCACGCGCCTAACGACCCGCGCGTCCAGCAGTCGTACCGCGCGTTCGCGGACGAAACTATGGACCAGTGGAATTACCTCACCGGGGAAAAAGGCGTCAGGTTTGAGGCCACGGTGGACGATCCCTACAAGTCCTCCGCCGATATGATCGCCGACGTCCGGGAGAACAACCGCCTGCGGTTCTTCCTCACGGACCTCAACGACTTTCCCGCGGACCACCCGCTCGCGCAGAAGACCGGCATTATGATGGACATGCCGGACGGGACGCAGCAGGAGATGGTCTACAACGACCTCTTCCGCGCGGTCCACGACTACTTCGGCCACGCTGCGGAGGGCTTCCAGTTCGGGCCCAGGGGTGAGGAAAATGCGTGGGGTCTGCACTCGGCCATGTACTCGCCCGCCGCCCGCCCCGCCATGTCCTTTGAGACCCGAGGCCAGAACAGCTGGGTAAACTTTGGGCCCCAGATGCGCGGCGCAGATGGGCAGACTCTGCGGCAGGGGGACGAGGGCTACCTCGGCCCGGCGGAGCGTGCGTTCGCTCCGCAGAAAGCAAACATTCTTCCGGAAGACATGTCGAGTGTGGCCGGCGGTCCCGGGGGATCCGTCTTGACGCCCCCCACCACTGTGGTCCCGCCCCCGTCGCCCACTACGCCCGTGGCCGATCTTGTGCGGCACGCCCGGACCACTGGCACTAGGGCCGGTGAAGCCTACAGAAAGGCCACCCAGTCTACCCGCGCGTTCGAGCAAACCCGAGACCACATTGCTTCCTTGCTCCCGCTCGAGCGTGCGGACGAGTTTCTACGTATGAACGCGGCCGGGCAGCGTAACACAATCAAAGCGTACGCGAAGAGCATTGACGCCGAGACCCTGGCGCACGCGGCCCTTGCCGGCCGCGCGGCGCGGGGCTGGTACACCTCCTCCGAGCAAGCCATTCGGTCTACGTTCGGGGTTAACGCTCCTGTTTTTACTGCGATCCTCGCGGCCTCTTCCCCGAACGTCCCGGTCCCCACAAATGTGACCGCGGCGCTCGACATTTATGGGGACTGGATTCGGGCGGGCAGGACTACTGACGAAGCCACTATCCGCGCGATAGCTAAAAACAGGCAGCCCGGGCTTGCGGACTTCGCGGACAACATGGTCCGGGTTTTTCAGGCCAGCCCCGAGGAGCTCGCACGAACAGACAACGTCCTGTTATCCGGCCCGAAGGTCGAGCCGTTCCGAAAGAATTTGCTCGGGGACCCAAACTTTGTAACGCAAGACGTTCATACCGGTAGGCTCCTCGGCGGTGGCGCACCTGGTGTCTCGAGCCGGAGTCTCGCTGGCGAGGCAAAACACATCGAGGCAGCGCGTATACTGTCAGACTGGACCGGCGTGGAGGTAACGCCCTCTGAGGTACAGGAGATGTCGTGGAGCTTTATCCGCGCGCTCAACGAGGCGGGAGGAAAAGAAGATCCGGTCGCCACGCTCACACGCCTTTTCGAAAACGGTGGCTTGATGTCGGATATGCCTCTCCGTGGCGACATGACGCTCGCTGAGTGGATCGGAGACAACCACTCCATCGGGACGCTCCTACATCGCCCGGAGAACGCGGAACGCTTGCGCGCTCTGGGGCGGGGCGTGCCCAGCGAAATCAAACCCTCCGGTTTCGGTGCCGGCGCCGGCGTCGAGATTAACCCCGCCGCGCTTTTTGAGGCCGCGGAGCGGTACAACCGGTCAAAAACGGGTAGGGCCCTCTACAGTGTGGCCGGGGCCCTCGGTGTCCGCAGCGCATCGGATCGCCTCCGGGACGAGCGCGAGGGCCGCACGGCCCGGCGCTACTGATCCGGTAGTCTAGCCGCCGGAGCGAGCGGGGCGCCCCGGGCCTCGAGCTCCTCCTGAAGGAGCGCCATCGCACGCCACGCCACCTTCACGGTGTGCGAGAGTCCGTCGTCGTCGGGCTCACCTAGCTGCATCAGGTGCCGCAGGAGGCAGTCCGCGTGGTCGTTCGACTTACCCCGCGCGTGGTGCAGCGGCTCTCCTGGGTTGTGCTTGTCGTTCCCGATCTTAGAGAGCTTGGCTACCTCCGCGATTGCGGACGGGAAATACCGGAAAAACCCAGAAAAAACTGGGGTCTCTTTACGCTCTCTCGAATCACTCGGCAGGCTCATCGACGGCCTCTAGCTGTAGACGAACGGTTTGCATCCACTCCTCTGCCTCGCGACGAGAAGTAAATGTGTGGGTGTAGTCCCCGTTCCCGCAGAAAACGGTAACGGTTTTCGCGCCCTCACCGGAATACTTAAACCCAATAAGAGGTCCGGGGTAAAGCCATACGTCTGGGAGTATCTCGATCATTAGAAATCTCTCACGGTTTTCAGTTCCAGCCCCTTGTAACCCCACTTATTGCGCTTCAACCGGCGTACGTCAAACCCCGTCTCTACCGCCAGTTGCCCCGTACGAGACGAGAGCTCTCGGTTAAATAACCGGGAAGACGGTATAAATCTCACACCCTGCCGGTTCATCCACTGCTGCCACGACTGGTAAAGTTCCTCTGTAGTAGTCCAAGCTTCATCGGAAAACTCGCACTCCTCGTCCAGCCACGCGGCCATCGTGTCCTCGTCGGCCTCGTACGCTTCGGTAACCTCCACGACCCTGGGCGGGGGCGCCAGTCCATCACGCTGCCACGCGATGCAGCCCTCGAGCATCCACCGGAGGATCATGCCGGCCTCGTCCTGTAGCTTAAGCCCCAACGTCCGGTCCGGGTTTGTAGCAACCCGGTCCATCGGCGCGATCATAACGCGCTTCAGTAGAGCGGTGTCTACGTTCTTAAGCTCGGGCTGGTGGTTACCGGCTATAAGAATCTTGAACTGCGGGTTAAAAGTAAAATGGCTCTGGTAAAGCCTCCGCGCAATAATCGGGTCCCCGCCTGTCACAGACTTGATAAGCTTGTCGTCCCACTTCTGGCCGGCACTCGGCTCCGTAGCGGTCACAAGCCGTACGCCCGGAAGCTGCGCGAGGTCGTCGGTGTTCGAGCGGTTCCGGCTCATAAACATATCCACATCAACCGACGCCGCGTAATCACCCATGGCGTACAGAATCGCGTTAACAAACGTGGACTTACCCGTGTTCGAGGCCGCGCCGTAAATAAAGACGAGCTTCTTTTCGCCCATATTGCCGGTAAGGCTGTAGCCCATGTACCGCTGTAGAAACTTCTTGTACTCTTCGTCCCCGTGCGACAGGTACTCGAGAAACGCCTCCCAGTGCGGAGCTTTCTCCTCGATATACTCGTCCGGCATGACCGCGCTCGTCGAGCGGGACACGTAGTCGCCGGGCTCCGTGGCTCTTGACTTCCCGCTCCGTAAGTCCACGAGCCCCGCTGGCGTATTAAGGGCCATGACGTCCCGGTCGAAATCACTCATCTCTTTCGAGAGCGGGCCCCGACAGAGCCGGAAGACCGCCCGGATCCCGTCGGCGCTCTGGAACCTCTTAGCCGCGGTCCGGAAGGGCGCCCCCTCTTTGCCCATCCCTTCCCCCTGGGCCATAAGGATAGCAGCCATAGGCCCGAGTTTCTCCCGGAGAATCATCTCGGCGCGGAGCCCCTCCTTGTCGTCCGCCTCCCATTTCGCGCCGCCCCATACCCACCACGAGCCCGCCACGTACACGATCCGGGGCTTGAGGTACGGGAGCAGGAGCGAGACCATATCTTCCTCCGTTGGCGGACGAACGTCGCCCGAAACGACCTCCTCTTCCTCGTCCGTGATGTCATCAGCAAAGACATCGTCTGGAGTAACTACGAGCGTGGTGTAGATACGCTGGAGCGTGGGCCACCCGTACCGCTCGGGGTGGAAACCGTGGTACGCAGACTCGGCCAACGCCAGGTCCGCTACGCCGTCCTCGTATCTCGAGGTCCACTCAAGAAAAGCCGGGAGCCCCGCTTCACCGGCGGCGCCTTTGACTGCGTGCCCAAGCGCCACCCACGTATCCCTCGCGTCCCCCGCGGACGGGAAAGCCAGAGCGAGGAAGGCGTCGTTGTTGGGGAAGGAACGTAGGAGTTCCTCGACCGCCTCAATGCTCGGGGCCATGAGCTCCTCGGGCGATAGCGCGGACTCTTTAGCCTCCCGGGCAACATGGATCCGGCCCCCGTACTCCTGCCTCACGAGCTCGAGAAACTTTAGAGCCTTGGCTTCCGTGATCTTTGTCAGCCGGGCCGAGTCGATGTCCCAAAGGTCCCGCTTGTTCCACGCGTACGGTCCCCCAGCCGGGTGCGTACCCTTCACGAGGTACTGGCGCCCGGCGGGCAGGACCTCGACCGCGCCGAGATCGTTTGGGAGAGTGAGGGTCATCTTCAGGAACCGCTCGTCGGTCGCGTAGACAAGTAGCCGGGATCCGGGCTTGGGGCTAAACCTCTTCGGCGCCCCACCCAGCGCCCGGGCCGCAAGCTGCACAATCTCTTCGGCGATCTGCGTGTTGTTGCCTAGGTCAATGTCCACGGCCGGGAACCTGTCGCCCCGGAGTCCAATGTTCATCCCCTCGGTGTCCCACGCGGCGGCCATCTCAGCTGTGACCTGTAGGTCCTGCCAGCCGGTCATCACCGGGCGCTTGTCACCCCGGGCTACCTTCACGAGGTCCGTGTAGCCCGCGGCGTAAAGGGCGGTGGCGCTCACTGGTTTTCCTCGGAGATCTTGTCGAGGACCGTTTCGTACTGCCTCGAGAGTAGTTGCGGTGCCATACTCCGCCAGCTGTGCTTGTTAATTGTGTACCCCACGTGCGTCCCGTCGTGGAGAACCCGGGTAATCTTTCCAATGTACCCGGCCCCACAGACTGCCCACCGCCCCACGTTCGTCTCACTCATTTACGGTACCTTTCTCCTGTCCAGCCCTCGCCGGCGAGGGGCAATCCCTCGGCCCACTTGGGGACGATGGTGACTAGCTGCATGAATCTCTCGAAGCTCGCGTTCGGTTTGGTTTCGGTGATAACCTCATCGTGGACGGTCAAGATAGGTGCGTACCCTTCTCTCCTCAAGCGGAGCATCGCCCCGGCGAGTAGGTCGCGGGCCATGGCCTGGACCACGTTCTCGGTCAAATGCCCACCGTAAGTCCAGTGCCGGCGCCACTTCCCGGTCATCGAGTCCACGCCCACGTACCCCAACGCGGGCTTCACTACGTGCTCGTACGGCGCGGGCAGAGACCGGTCCATGACCTCCGGCTTGGCGTACGCGAGGAACCTACCGGACGGGAGCCGGCACCAAAGGAACTCTCCCCGGACGCTGAACCGGATGGGGGTCGGGCTTGCGCCCACATCGAACGTCTTTCCGGGCGTTGTCGTGGCCTTGATGGCCGCGGCGTTGATGCCTTCCCAGAACGCGGGGATCTTTGAGTAGAGGGTCCGGTACCCGTTGATGGCCTTAGCGGCCATGTCCTCCATGGTGTCACACTCGACAGTGTTCTTCCCACACCGCCAGCAGGTACCAAAGCCGATCATGTAGTCCTTCACCCGCTCCTGATAGCGGCAGGAGAAGCAGGTGGCGAAGATGCCGCCCCGGTCGAGGGTGATCCCCGTCTGCTCCCTTACCTGCTCCGCGAACCGGTCGGCCCCCATCTGGAAGCCCGCGCCGAGCACGGAGTTCTTTCCGATCTGGCGCTCGAAGCTGTCCTTCCCGATCTCGTCCACCGGGACCTTGAAGATGTACGAGGCCATGGTCTCGTAGATCTTGCCGCCCGTGCGGAAGAGCTCGACGAGGTCGTCTTGCCCCGCGATCCACGCGAGGACCCGGGCTTCGACCTGCGAGAAGTCCGCGGCCATGAAGACCGAACCCGGCTCCGCCCGGAACATAGACCGCAGCATAGACGAAATAAGAACGGGAACGGAGACCCCCGTGGCCTTCAGGCCATCGTAGTCGCGGGCCAGCACGAGCGGTATATACTGCTCGACGTCCCTGACCTCTGGTCGAGGGAAGTTCTGGGGCTGGACCAGCCGGCCCGCCCAGCGGCCCGTAGAGGCCCCGTGGTACATCAAGAGGCCCCGGGCCCTACCGTCCACTCCCGTGCAGCGCAGGAACGCGTCCAGCTTCGCCGTAGAGGTCTTCCCGGCGTCCTGTCGGAGCTGGAGGACCTCACGCACCTCCGGCTGTAGGTCACCACCCAGGTCGTTCAGGATGTCCCGGACGGTGTCCTTCCGCAGGTCCTCGAGTCCGAGCCCGGGCTCGCGGGCCGCGACCCACTCCCGTAGGTCACTGACCTTGGTGACGCCCGTGACCACGCCCCCAGTGATCTCCGATATCCTGGCGTTCGCCTCGTCCATAGCTACGTCGAGCATATCCTTCGCGGCCTCGACGAGGTCCGTGTCTACCGGGACGCCGCGGTCGTTCATGCGCTGCGTCATAAGAAAGACCGCCCGCTCGGCGGGCATGAGCTCCCGGAGCTTGCGGGCGATGGCCTTCTCCGTGCGAACGTCCTGCTCGCAGTAGTCAATGAGCCGGCGGAGCATGATACTATCGTTCCACCAGACCACGGTGTCTTCGTCCCTCACGGGCTCAGTCTTCTCGTAAAGGCGGAGAGTACGACGGCGGACTTCGGCCTCGGCCTTTGTAGCATAGGGCCCGTACTCTCCAACCCACCACGCACCCACGGCCCGGGGCCGGGCCATCTTCATCATAAGTCGGTGGCCCTCGTCGTCCTTCTCCTCGTCCATCCCGAGTGCCTTGGCGGCGGCGCCGAGAGAACGAGGCAGAGCCATAGCGGCGGCCTCGGCGGCCGTGTCAACCCACTGCGTGACATCGGTGGGGGGCCAATCATGCTGGAGCGCGAGGACCGCGTTCCATATTGCGTACTCGAAGCCGCTATTCCAGGCGCGCAGTACACCACCGGCGCGTACGTGCTGGAGCAGCCGGAGGTCGTCCGCGTCGAGAGTGCCCCCGGGGACCCACGTGTGGACCGCGCTCTCGCCCTCGAAACTGTAGCACATACAAAGAATGTCTGTGCTATGGTGCTCCGCGTAGACATAAACGCCAACCTTACGGAGGTCGGCGGTGGAGCGAGTCTCAAAATCAATGGAGACAAACATGTCGATTTTTCCGATGTGAGGACTGGAGGTGCACGGACTCGAACCGTGGTCCACTCTGGGCCGCGTGCGGCTTTCAAAGTGTCGAAACCTTTCTCACCCCCGGGTGGGGCCCGGCCCCCGAAGGGACCGGGCCACCGGGTGCTACATGAACGCCGACAAGTCCGCGTCGTCGTCCACGTGGGTGGGCCGATCCATGTCGGACAGGTCCACTTCCTTTGGCGCAACAGCGTCCGTGCTGAACACTGAGGTCGCGTTGGTGCGCCCGTCGAGGCGCTCGCCGTCATCGTATTTCAGGACGTGGTTAAGACCGAACGCCACGCCCTTGTTGCCCTTCACGTCGTAGCCGTATGCAGAGACTTGCATCTTCACATAGCAGCCTGGGTACAGCTCACTCGGGTCGGTGATAACTCGCATGTTTCCCGTGGCCGGGTCGATGTACCGCGACACGGTGCTCGGACGGTTCTTGGTACGGGCGTTGAAGAACACAGAGTTCTCTGGGTAGCCCTTATCCTCGCCGTCCTCCCGGAGCGGGAGGCGGAGCTTGCCCGCGGCCATCAGCTTCTTGGCCTGCTCCGCTCCAAAAAAACTGGTAGCGGCGCCAGCGATAGCGGCCTTGAGCTCGGAAAGATCCGTCCCTTCCTCGAAAACGATGGCGGCCCCGTACTTGCCTTCCTCGCCGTCGTTCATCGGGTCCTGCGGGGTGAAGAGGTGCGGGTAGCTAAGGCGCCCGACCGGGGTAATGACTGTCGTGTTGCTCATTTTTCGATGCTCTCGATGCTGTCGTGTTTTAGTTCTTCGGGGAGTCCGAAGATCCGTTGTGCTGCCGGGGGCAGTGCGGGTCGGGAGTCAGCGACCGGTGCTATCTTGGCCGCGCCCTCCGGCTTCTCCCAATACTTTTCTAGTGCTTGGGTGTCACCTCCTTTGGCTTTGAGAAGTTTCTCCGCTGCGTTCGGGCTTACAAGCTTTTTGGTGTACCGGTCCTCGGCCTTCACACCGTTCCGGCCAAGATAGCGGGACGCTTTTTCCTCGTCAATCCAAACTCGGTTCGACCGTCCCCGCACCAGCTTGTAGCCCGGGATCTCGTAACCGTTCTCCATCCGTGCCAGCGCGTACGCCTCAACGTCCCGGATCCACTGCATCACCTCCGACCCGCGCGCTAGTACTTTAGCAATATCCTCGTCGCAAAGAACGGACGGCGCGGGTGGCTGGGTGGGCTTTCTGTCGTCCGCGAACACGGTCATGGCTACGCTCTCCGCTTGCTTCATCTGCGCGGGGCATACGGCCGTGGCTTTACAGAACCTGCACCACGAGCCAGGATTGAGCGCGGGGTCGCTCGTTTGAGTAAGTCTAGCGGCCTCAAAAAGTTCTTTCTTGAACTCCACCAGACGCGTGCGGTCGAACACGTACGTACGTACGGGGCCGTCACTGTGCTGGGCCCGGGGTTGGACAATCGTCACCGCGATAGTCTGCGGGATCCTGCCCGCAGCGACCGCGGCGCCGAGAGCGTAATACATTAACTGGCTGTTCTCGGTCGCCTCAACCACAACCCCCTGCCCGTGCTTATAATCAATCACGTGGAGATGATCTTCGGCCCAGATTACGACGTCAGCGGTCCCGAACATCGGAGCCGGCGGGCCGAGTGGACTAAGGTCAAAACGCTCCTCGAGGTACAAGCTCGTGTGCGTATGATCCGCAGCATAGGCGCGATAATAGTCTTCGACCGTGTTTACAAACTCATTCACGGCGGCAGCCATGCCCTCAGTTACGACACCCGTTACGCCGTCTATCGAAATTTCTTGCCCGACGAGAGCGAACACTGAGTCCTCTCCTTCTGCGCCCAGCAAACGCGTGGCCAGCACGTGCTCCCCCAACCCATGAGCGAGCGTGCCCTCAATAGCGTACGAGCTCGTGGTGTCCGGAAACTGGGCGGACAGCTGCACGCTCCCGGGGCAGTTCATCCACCTCTTAGAAGACGAAGCCCCGAGTGTAGCGTGCGCTCTAGTTTCACTCATCGCTGTCGTCCTCCTCTTCCGTAAACATAGACGAGTCGAGCTCGTCGAATACACACGCGTACCCGTAACACTCCGGGAGGCCGCAGTATATGCAGCACACACAGTCTTCCAGAAATTCCCCGCAATCTAGACACACACCCGTGGGGCGCATGTCGTCCCCGCCAACCGCCGTCCAACTCATTTCACCCCCACCTCCTCCTGCATCGTAGTTTTACGCGCTAATGTCTTCATTACCGCCTCGTCGAGCGTGCCTTCAACACCGAACACCCTGGCACGGCACGGCTTATCTTGCCCGATACGGTGGATCCTCTTGATCGCCTGACGGTTCTCGTCGGGCGTCCAGCTGGGCTCAACAAGCACGATCTCAGACGCCGCCTGTAAATTCAACCCAGTGCCCGCGGATATCTGTTGCCCCAGAAACACACGCACGTTCGCGTCCGTGCGAAACTTTAGCTCCGCGTCCTCCCGGTGGGCGGGCGCGCTGCTCCCGTCTACGCGAACAACCCCGTACTTTTTCAGTTCTTTAGCGAATATATCGCCGACCGTAGTGTGGTGGTAGAGCACCACGATCTTGTCGTACTCGCGGTCATGAATCTCGTGGGCGATCTGGTGCGCTATAAGAGGCGCCTTTAACTGCCCCAGTAGTCGCCGGATCCGGGACATCGAGCCGTCTACTTGCTCCTCCCTTTCAATGCGACGGAGTGTGGCTTCCTCTTCCGTCGTGAGCTCCCAGTTGCTCGGCTTCGGTAGCGTAGAGAGGGTAACCCGCAGCGGCGGGAGTTCGAGGTCCACGTCCTCGAGCTTGCGCCGGAGCATTACCTTACGCAAAAGCCACCGCAACGTAGACGAGTTTTTAACGCCCCAAATCTTGATCCCGTAAGCGGTGGCGGTAAACCGACAGAAATGCGTAAGCCAATGGTGGTAGCTGCGGAAATGCCTGTCTAGTAGCTCAGGCCACAGCGCGTCGAATACGGTCCAAAGCTCTGTAGGGTCGTTGGGCATCGGGGTCCCTGACAGGAGCCACGCCCGGGGGGCCGAGGACGCCACGCGGAGCACCACGTTCGTCCGTTTAGCTTTCCGGTTCTTTACGTAGTGGGCTTCGTCTATGATAACAACGTCCCAGTCACTGCCATGTATCACGTTATCCCGGAGACGCCGGTCCGCGTACGAGATCGCCGAAAAACCCCACCCAGGAGTGCCCCACTCTTCCGCCTCGCGCCGCCAGTTGGGCAACGTGGAGGCCGGCGCAATGACAAGGACTTTCTCCAGCTTGAGAAGGCGAGCGGCAGCTAGGGCTTGCACCGTCTTGCCGAGACCCATCTGGTCCGCGAGGTACGCCCGACGGCGTTCCATAAGAAACTGAACGCCCTGCTGCTGGTATGGGAAAAGATTCACAAACTCAACTCCTGTTTTACGTGCTCCACCACAGCCGCCGTGGTACGCGCCCGCTGCGTGTACAGCCCGATAAGAGCCTCGGCCGGGATGCAAGCGTAGACGGGGGACTTGTTCCTCTTGAAGAACAACACCGGCGTGTAGTCCCCGGCGTTTGCCTCGGCCTGCTCCATGGCCTTCCAGATATTCAGACTCTCTTGGTTCTTACACTCGGGGGCGAAAGGGAAAATCTCCCGGGCCCGGGGCGAGAGCAGGAGATCCTCCCCGCTGGCCCCCATAGAGGTCGAACGTACGTCGTCCGCCTCGAGCCATATCGCCGCGCGCAGTAAGGCGTCCCGCACCCACTGCTGGAGGCGGCGGCCCTTGGCCTTAGCGGACTGCGGTCTCATGACCTCTTCTGCTCCAACAGCCGCTCGAGCGCCTCGTCTAGTACGAGCATGTTCTTCACGCTCGGTACCACGTGCCCGTTAAGCCATCGGTTAAGGTTCGAGGGATCCATTCCGGCCTCCGTGGCGAGAGAGATCTGGCTGATCTTACTCTCGTACAGCCAGAGCTTGAGGTTACTAAGAAACCGCGCCGGGTCGCCGTACCGGTCTTCGATAATAGTCGCGAGCTCGCTGATCTTCATGGTGGTCTCCTTTATCTGTGGAAGTTGTAAGTGCGCCGACGGCGGACCGTCTCTGATGGCGCTGTGGGTTTAGCTCGTGTACCTGGGTCTGCTAGCGCGCCCGCGGCTATAACGGCCGCGAGAACGTCCGTTAAAACCTGCATGTCGCCCATAGGGGCAACGATCTCGAATAAAGCCGCGACCGCGTCGGGACTAAGAACCACGGTGACGGGCTTGTTTTTCGGGGCTGTCTCTATTCTCGCGGAAATACGTCTCAGCGCCACGTAAGCGAGAGTAGATCTTTCGTCGGAACGTTCGTACATCACGGACAACGCGCCGGAAAGAACTAGCCCCTTAAGCTCGTGGAGTTGAAACGTAATTTCCATGCTCGTCAGTTTATGTCTTCGCGGGTCTTCCGGATCGCCTCGAGCCGCGATTCCCCGTCGAAGATACCGACCTGCATGTTCATATCGAGCGCGGCTATGACCTGTAACTCACCCAGAAGGTCGTCGGACAGAAGAACGAAAGGCGTGTACATAAGCTCGTCCTCAACGTTAGCGAGCATAATATACTCCCCGTGGCCCAGGTACATAACGATGTCCCCGCTACTGAGAAGCATAACATCGCCGGGCGCGCAGCGGATACTGAACAGCGGCTTCGGGACGACATTCCCCCCTGTAGGGTGCCCACAGAGCTCCAGACTAACTCGAGAAACATTCTCGAGTAGGTACTCCGGGGTCGAGTTTTTTACTTCCCGGTACTTACGCATTTTCGTTGCCTACCTTGGTGGGGTTAATCTCGTGGTGTCCAAACAGCCCACCCTCGCGGCTAAAAATCTGTAACGTAGCGGCGCGCTGGTGCCTGTAGTTCGAACGCTGGTGCCAGTCGTCGGTGGCCGTAAGCCCCGGGAGAACGTACGTAATGATCCCGGCCTCCTCAGAGACGTCCGACGTCGGGGTGTAGCGGCCGGCCCGGCGCGCGTGTAGGTGGCCCGACAAAATGTAGCGCCCTCCCTTGTAGCCGCGCGCCCAGATATCGGGCGGGCACTCGTTGGCAAACACCAGCAGCGGGCTCTGGCCGTTCGACTTCATGTAGTGCTCGCCGTGCGTCAGCATAAAGGCGTTGCTCCCGTACCCGTAGTACTTGTGCTGGGTCGGGGTGTTCATAATCCCCGTACCGACGTCGTGCCTGTACCACGCCCGGAGAAACTCCCCGAGCTTGAAATTCTCGTCGGGATCGTGGTTCCCGGGTACGAGGACAACGTCCACGGGCCTGCCGGTCGAGCGGGCGCAGTCGATCATCCGGACAGCCGATTCACATACCGCCCGGTGGATCTTCCACAGCCGGGAATCGACATCCTGCTCCGTGCCGCTCCGGGTCGTCATGGCTTTCCCCATGTACTGGTTTACGTGGGAAAAATCATGCCCCAATGGGATCAGGTACCGCTCCGGGGCGTAGACCCTAGAGAGCGCCACGAGCCTCTCGACGGTCGCGTCGAAGGCCCGGGATATGATGCTTAGGTCCTGATCCTCGCCCAGGGATCCGATCTCGTCGGCGTCCGCACGCATCCCGAAATGGGCGTCGTAAATCGAGAGGACCGCTAGGTTCGGCTGGGAACCGATGAACGACAGGCCCGGCGGGTCCTTCGGTGGCTGCCACCGGAGGAACGCCTCTCTCGCGTCCTCCCAGAACGCGGCCGCGCTGTCGGAAAGGGATTCCGTGGCGCCCATCTTAACGTGGACCGTGCCATCCGGGCCCCGTAGCCACTTCTGGACGACCCGCCCCCCGTCAACGATCTCCACGTCGTCGCTCTGTGCCTGTCGCTGGCACCACCGGCTGTGGGCTTGCCGGAGCCGCTTCGGGTCGCCCCCCAGCCGGCCCGCTATCTCCTGCCACGTGTGGCGTGCCTCACGTAGGGACGCTATCAAAGCGTGGTCGTACGTGCGTGCGTCCATGCTAGCCCTCTCTGTTACGGGTTTTGAGTTTCGCCACGGCCCAGCTGGGGCCCACCAGAAGCGCGACGACCAGAGCGGCGTCCATAAGAAAATGGACCGTTAGCCCGACGCCGAAACACTGGACAATATCAATGAAAGTCATTCGGCCACCAGAAAATCTTCCGCCCGCCGTTGCGCCATCCGGAGCCGGGCCCAGAGAGGAGAGTTGCGCGGTAGCTGGCGGTGGCCCCGGCGTGCCCTGCTATCCTTCTCCCACATAACGTCCCTGACCGCCTCCGTGATCTCCTCGAACGCGGCCCACGCGTCCGCGGTGGGCGTGGCCATGCTGATGGGCTTATTGTGGAACCTACAGAACACGCCGCTACCTCCCACCACCCGGTGGCACCGCCGGCACAGGCGCTGGTCCCTGCCGGCTTCGTCGCCCCGGAACTTGCGTACGGGTTTCGCCCTCCGGACGGAGTCACTCGTGCTCACAGCTAGCGTCCTCCCCGTCGAGTTCCGTGCACCTGGAACACCGGCGGTCTTCGGTGCACGAGCACGGCATCGCACGGACCGCGGCCTGAAGCCGGTCGTACGCGCGCTCCTCGTGCTTTAGAGCGAGCTCGAGACGCAGTACCTCGTGCTCCAGCTTTAGGACCCTGCTCTCGAGACGCCGGACCTCCTGCGTGGCGCTCACGCGTCGATCTCCACCATGTGATCGCACCCGCACTCGACACACTCAGCCGCCGGGGACTTGGACTCGAGGGCCTCGTCGTTCGGCACCATGATAGTGTCGGGCCGTTGGCACGATACACACACCGCGTCCGGGCCAGCGTGGAGATCACCGTCGAGCGGGTACCAGCGCAAGCCCCTGTGCTTCTTGTCGGCGGCGAGGACGTAGGCCCTCATGACACCACCTCGTGCCTGCGTTCGTACCACCTCTCGTAGAATAGGTACTCGGCCGCGAGCTCCGAAAGAGCCTCGTACACGCGCGCGGGCATACCGCTGTTGTCTATCAGCTGGTGCGCGTAATTCAGGTACTTGTCGCTCTGTGTTTCATCGTCGGCGCGGACCGACAAAATCATCGCGCCCAGAACGCCGGACATGGCTTCCGTGACGGTTGGTTTACGCGACATGGTTAGAGCTCCACGTTGGGGGAGACGGTGAGGATTGAGTCGAGCCGGATGGTGCGGTACCCGCCCCTGTGCATGTCCCACACGGTCAGGTGGCCCCGGTCGTCGCGGTCGTAGCTACTGCCGGCCCCGGTCAGGTCCTTCTGGACCCCCAGCCGGAACGCCCCGGTGCGGACGGTGCCGTCCCTCTTTGTGAACGTGCACCCGAAAATCTGGCCGGGCTTTACCGCGGCCCTGAACTCTTGCGTGGTCATGGTTGTTTCCTTGTGCGTTGTCATAGTGGTAAATCTCGCGGTCGGTGGTTGTCGCTGTCAACCTGCGGCGGTCGTGCTCCCTTGGGAGGTCATTCCGGTAGGGTTTTTGGACCCAGGTATCAGGCACCGACGAGGTAGAGGACCACGATGGTCCACGTGACCGCCGACAGGACGCACGCCGACAAAGCGCCGGCGACGTGGGTGAGAGCATAGAGCGGCTCGTAGCGCCAGCCCCGGCGGGCGGTCGCGAGGGACTCAGCCGCGAGAACCGGGAGGCCCGTGCAGAGCAGAGACACGGCGAAAGCAGTTAGCAAGTTCATGGTCAGCTCTCGTGGACGTTGATGGAGGTGGAGGTGGCCCAGCACCAGATTGCCTTCTCGCCGACGCGGCGGGCTACCGCGATGGCTTTGTCGCGGTCCAAGGTGCACACACTCGCGTCGAAGTAGCAGTCGCCTGTCTCCGGGTCGGTCCACTTCCCAATGCTGACCGCGTAACCCGGGTCGACCATGGGGTTGTCGTTAACGAACAGCCAGTCGCGGAGGGCGGTGAACCCTGGGTTAACGACGCCCTTGGCGATGTCGGGACGCCCGACTTGGTAACCCGTCAGACGGAATTGCCTAGTAAGCGTGCTGGGTTCAGTGGCGCAAACGGCGCGGTCGATGCGGTAGGTGCCGTCTGGTGACATCCACAGGGCCGCCGCGATCTCCTCTTCTACGTCTTCCTGAGTGCGCCGGGGGGCGGCGATCCAGACCTCGAGCCCGGCCTCGCCCTCGACCCGGTCGCCGGTCGTCTGGCGGCCACAGTTACAGCAGGTGGCGGTGTAGGTGTCCGGATTCAGGGCGATGAAACGGAGGTTATTCGCCGCCTCTGGCAGGCACTCGAGGCAGTATACTCCGCGGGAGTGGAGGCCGTCGGCGTTCTCGTGGAAGCTGGTGGCGTGGCGGAGGTTGAGGTAGAACGTCGTCATGGTCGTGTCTCTAGTGTGTGTGTGTGTGTGTGTGTCGGTCAGCGGTAGCCGTCGTAGTAGTAGACGTGCAGGCTGTTCTCCGGGACCTCGTCGGTGACGTGACCGCGGACGCCTTTCGCCGGGCCCTTCCATCCGTTCGCCTTCAGGATGTCGCCGGTGGCGTTATCCACGAAGCATTGCACGACCCGCGAGCCCCACGACTCGTGCACGATGCGCGTGAATTTCGGGCCGGGCTTATCAGAGTAAAACGAGTCGCGCGTGCCGCCGTGCTTGGCGTTGAGGCGGGCCACGAAGTCGGCGATCTGTGTCACTACGGTAGCGCGCTGTTTCAAGTAGTCTTGGGTCGTCGTGGTCGTGTCCTCAGTGGTGGCGGTGGGCTGGGCCGCCTCCAGCCCGTGCTTCCCAGCGAACCAATCGACCCACTCGCGGGGGTCGTGGTTCGCGGCGCTCGTGAGCTCGAGGTACTCAACCGGAACGCCGGCGTCCTCGAGGGTGATCCCGTACAGCTTCTTCATCGTCGCGTTTACTTGGGTGCGCCACTTGTCAAGGTTCGTCATGGTCGTGTCCTCAGTGGTGGTAGTGGTGGTGGCGTGATGTTCGGCTTACTGGTGAACAATACTATGGCGAAAAATAATGTCAAGGTGGCAATTACCACCTTGGCATACATTGTTACAAAGGAGTTCAGCAGGGGGCGCCATTACTCCACTCGAGGGACGGCTGTGCCAAGGTGAAGATGTGCCACCGTGGCCACGGTACTCCAATAGTAGTGGAGTGAACTCCACTGACTTTTTACGAGTGGAGTGGGTCTAAATCGTTGTAAATCAATGGCTTACAGCTCTGTACTCCATTACTCCACTTATATTTTATCTAAAAGTCTATAGGTAGTTAGAAGGTCGTAAGGGGCTCTGTAGTGTGCTTTCTATAGGGAAAGTTTTGACACGCTAGTGGAGTGGAGTTGTGGAGTTGGTGGCACTTGTGCCACCGACCAATGACGGCGCACAACCCTGCGGGTAAACTGACGGCGTTACCACGTGCACAGGAGGATGTCGGGATGCCCGGACGACCCTTTATGGCCGCGCTCGTGAAGCGCGTTAACGACGAGGGCGGGCCCGCTTGGGTCTGCGACATGATCGCCGACGGCATGACCGTTCGCGAGGTCGCCGGGGCTCTGGGGTGCTCGAGGCGATACGTCTACATGCTTCGAGACCTCGACCAGTGGAACGGCGAGTTCAAGCGAATGTGGGACGCCGCTATGAAGATGTCGGCGGAAGTCGAGGTAGAGAAAGCGATGGCGGACTTCGAGCGCCTCGACCGGGTGATCGACGTGGACGCGGTGACCGGGGAGGAGATCCGGCGGGTCCCGACACAGAGCGAGGTCGGGCTGGTGACCGGGCGCGCCAAGTTCCGGCAGTGGCTAGCCGCGCGAAAGGACCCGGACACGTTCGGAGAACAGAACGCCGCGGCCCAGGTGCACCTCAACATCGGGAGCCTGCACCTCGACGCGCTCCAGTCAGTAAAGGCTAGGGAGCTCGCTCCTCAGACTCGTGGGGCTCTCGAGGGCCGGGTCGAGGAGGCAGAGTGGGAGGACCAGTGACCTCGCCGAAAACCGGCCGCTTTGCCCACTGTGCACCTTGGTCGTGCGCGTGACGCCTCGAGTGCCACAGTGCCACAGTGCCACGGTGGCACATAAGCTGCGGGCTGTGGGGCCACAGTGCCACGGTGGCACATAAGCTGCGGGACCGCGCCCGGCCAATGCGGCACCGTGGCGCATAGACTGCGGGCGACGGTGGCCCGGGCGGCCCCTGTGCCACTATGCCACCGTGGCAGAGTGCCACTGCGGCAGGGCGAAGTCCGCAGGCCCCCCGGCCTCGAGGGACCCCCCGGGGGGTGGCAGACGCCGGGTGCACTGTGCCTGGAGTCCCGTTTAAAATTTTTGGGACCCAGCTAAAAATTCACATTGCCACAACGGACATAGCTGACGCATGGAAATTTCACTTTTTTCTGTTTTGTATATCGCCACCGCCGTTACAGGCGTAGGGGCGACTTTTATTTTTCACGGTTGGTGGAAAAATGTGCAAAACGAAGAGCGCACTACTATCGCCGCCCGTGCAAAGTACGACCAAGAGACGCGCGCGTACGTGGTAGCGGGCGCGCTCTCAGTTACGGCCGCCGGGCTTGTGTATTTAATCGTTGCGGCGGCCAACGCAGCCCGGCTTTAGCCTATGGCACGCGAAAACCCGCTTATTCCGTTTATTGAACGGTACGGCTCCCACACCGGGGGCCTGGGCGTGCTTTTGTTCTCCCACGAAATCCTTGGCGTCAACATGGACAAGTGGCAGATTGATTTTCTGTATAATTTTGGGGAAGGTACCAGAAAGATATCTGTAGCCGCGTGCCACGGCCCTGGTAAGACCGCGGCAGCCGCAATTTGCCTGGTTTACAGCTTGATTTTCAGATTTCCGCTCCGGGCTGTAGCTACCGCCCCCTCGAGAGGGCAGCTCGAGGGCGCTCTTATGTCGGAGATCGTCAAGTGGGTCACAAAACTCCCCCCGGAGCTCCAGAACCTGCTCGAAGTCAAGTCTATGAGCGTGGAGCTAAAGGCCGCAGCAAAGCGCGCGTACTTTGAGGCGCGTACGGCACGCCCTGAAAACCCGGAGGCGCTCCAGGGTATCCACGAGGACGAAGGGTGGGTCGTTCTGCTCGTAGACGAGGCCTCGGGTGTACACGAAAAGATCTTCGAGTCCGCTGGTGGCTCCATGTCCGGCCACAACTGCCAGACTATTTTGCTGTCCAACCCCACCCGTACGTCCGGTTTCTTTTTCGACACCCATAACCGCGAAAAAGACGCGTGGTTTACGATTAAGATTTCCCACGAAGACTCGACCCGTGTTTCGGACGAGTTTGTAGAGGAAATGGCCCGCAGGTACGGCCGCGATTCAAACACGTTCCGGGTCCGGTGTCTCGGGGAGTTCCCGCGCAGCGACCTCGACGCGCTTATCCCGTTTGAGCTGGTAGAGAGCGCCAGGACGCGCGATATCGTTGTACCTAAACACCTTAACACGGTCTGGGCGGTAGACGTCGCGCGGTTTGGCGACGACAGCACGGTCGTAGTAAAGCGCAACAACATAGCCGTGCTCCCGGATATTACGGTCTGGGACCAGCTCGACACTATGGGGACCTCGAACCGCATCCACCGTATGTGGAAAGACACCCCCGCGAGCGAACGGCCGTCCGAGATTCTGGTAGACGTAATCGGCATGGGCGCTGCTGTTGTAGACCGTTTGCACGAGCTTGGTCTACCAGTCCGTGGTGTCAACGTCTCTGAGACCTCTATGTTTAGTGAAACCTACCGGAATCTCCGAACGGAGCTCTGGTTTACCGCCCGCCAGTGGCTCGAGAGCCGGGACCACAAGCTCCCTGTTTGCGACGGCACTTGCAGGGACAGACAGACTTGTGTTCATGACCGGTTGGCGGCCGAACTAACGACACTGAAATACGACGTTACGTCCGGGGGTAAATACCTCGCAGAATCTAAGCGAGACCTAAAAAAGCGGGGCTACAAAAGCCCCGACCTGGCGGACGCGTTTGTTTTAACCTTCGCCGGCGAACCGGCGACACTAATTCATGGCAGTAACGACGGCTGGGGCCAGCACGGATGGAACCAGCCGATTTCCCGACACAGGATGATGGTCTGATGGCCGAAATTGAAGATGTAGTGCTTCTAGGATCGAACGAAGCGACGACCGTTCCGGAAAAAGACATGACCGATCTACAGAGCCTTGTTACTCGTTCTGTAGAGGACGCGATTTCTCATTTTGAAGAAAACATTGAGCCCGACATGGCTAAAGCGACCGACTACTATTTCGGTCGTACTACAGATGACCTACCAAGCGTTTCCGGGCGGTCAAACGTAATCAGCACGGACCTCCGGGACGCGACACTCGACCAGATCCCTGAGCTCCTCGAGATTTTCATGGGTTCGGACTCCGTGGTCGCTTACAAGCCGGACCGGCCTGACGTAGTAGAGCAGGCGGAGCAAGCAACGGACTTCGCTAACTACGTATTCTACGAAGATAACCCCGGGTTCTTGATTCTTAACGCGGTGCTAAAGGACGCCGGCGTCCGCAGGCTCGGGTACGTTAAGTGGATGTGGGAAGAGGGCGCGCGCGTGCACGGCTCGAGCATGTCCGGCCTCTCCGAAAACGAGCTGATGTACCTCGAAGAGCTCGGCGTGGAGTACGAGATCGTTGCCCAGTACGTTGGCGTAGTTGAGCAGCAGGACCCAGAGAGCGGCGCTACGGGTCTCGGCCAGGGTATTTTGCATGATATCGAGGTGCAGTACCGGGACTACGGGTGCGTGCGGGTCGAGGCTGTCCCGCCTGAAGAAATTGTATGGACACCCGAAGCTAGGAGCTTTGACCGCGCGCCAATGGTCGCCCACGTTCGGGACGTGCCGCGTGAAGAGCTTATCGCGCTCGGCATTAACGAGGATTTTATTGAAGAGCACATGGGCCCGGTGTCTTCTACATCTACCGAGTCTTTGAAGTGGGCGCGGCAGTTTTACGGTAGCTCGGCCGGCGCCATGGACCGGGACGCGGCCACGTACGACGAGTCCCAGCAGCCGATCCGGTTTGCTGAAGTTTATATGCTCGTAGATACCGACGACGACGGAATTGCGGAGCTCCGTATGTTCCAGTGTGTCGGTCCGCAGTACACTATTTTTAACGGCGACGGAGAGCTGGTAGACGAGGTCCCGATTGCCGTGTTTACTCCCGATCCGGAGCCCCACACGATCCCGGGTCTGTGCAATTTTGATTACCTGCGTGAGGTCCAGCGAGTTAAGTCGCAAATCCAGCGCGGCCAGCTCAACAGCCTCGCTCAGAGCATTGAAAACCAGATGATCGTGTCGCAGGCACAGGTCAATATCCGGGACCTCATTTCCCCGGAAATTTCTGGTCTGATTCGTGTCCGTTCCGACGTAAACGCTGTCCGGGAAATTAAACACACGTTTATTGGCGGTGACACGCTCCCTGTGCTCCAGTATTACGACCAGATTAAGGCCGACAGAACTGGCCGCGCTGGGCCGCGGGAGGGCATGGACCCAAACATCATGCAGTCCACGACCGCGGAGGCGGTGGCGAGCACGCTCTCAAAGTCCCAGCAGCGGATTCGGATGCTCGCCCGTGTTTACGCCGAGACTGGTTTTAAGAAACTTTTCCGGGGTATTTACCGGCTCCTTGTAAAGCACCAGAAGCGTGAGCGGTACGTAAAGCTCCGCGGAAAGTACGTGTCCGTCAACCCAGCGTACTGGGAATCGGACATGGACGTCACGATCAACGTCGGTCTCGGCACGGGGTCTGTAACGTCGCGCCTACAGAATCTTTTTACTCTCGCTACGGAGCAAAAGGAGCACCTGATGGCCGGCTCGCCTATTGTTTCTTTCGCGGAACTACGGGCGACCTACGGTAAGATCGCTGACCTAATGGGCTACAAAGACACCGACGCTTTCTGGAGGCCGTGGGGCGCGCAGGAGCAGGCCCAGTTTGAGCAGCAGCAAGCGGAAGCCGCTAAGAACGCCGAAAAGGACCCGGCCCAGCGCGTGGTTGATGTAGAGGAGCTGAAAATCCAGGCCGATATCGCCATGAAGCAGCGCGAGCAGGAGCTTAAGGAACTTGAAATTCGCTTGAAGGACGAGCGCGAGAGAGACAAGGCCGCGCGCGAGTTTGCTCTCCGGGAGTACGAAATCGAGCTCCAATACCAAGCAAAAATTGTTGATAACGAGTTGAAGCAAAAAGTCGCGTCTATTAAAAGTGACAATTAATCATGCAAGACACCACACAACGGGAGCTTACTGAGCTCGCGCGTCTTGGCGAAGAAATGGAGCGTATTCTCAAAACTGAATCTTTTCAGACGAGTTTAACGCTAGTAAGAGCGCGCCTTTTCGATGGGTGGGCGGTAGCCGCTACACCGAAAGAGCGAGAAGACCTGCACGCGGAGCTGCGGGCGCTGGAACGTCTTATGGAAGCGTTCCGGGACATTGATAGCGAGGGAGCTGTCGCTCGGGAAGCTATACGCAGAATCAACGAATCAAACACAGGTTTGTTGGAGTAAGCATAGTCCGAAGGGGCCCTCCCTTTTACACTGGAGTCACACATGGCGAAAACCACACAGTCAATTGAAGTACCCGCGTCCAGGGGAGATATACCCGCAGGGCTTTTGCCCGATGATGGAGTCTCACCCAAAGAAGCGGCAGATGGCCTGTTCGAGATGCTTGGCTCGGAAGATGAATTCTCCGAGGAACCAATAAGCGACGGCGAAGAGGCCGCACCCGACGACGATGACGAGGAGTCTGAAGACGACGGGGAGTCCGAGGAGCTTGACGACGAGGGCGGAGATGATGAGCCCGAAGACGATAGCGACGAGGACGAGTCTGAAGACGGAGACGAAGCGGACAGTAACGAAGAGGCCCTGTACGAAGTCACTCTACCGGGTGGCGAGAAGGCGCAGGTAAGCCTTGACGAGCTGCGAGCGGGGTACAGCCGTACGGAAGACTATACGAGAAAACGCCAGCGCGATGCTGCGGAACACTCGCAGATGCTGGAAGAAACTCGTAGCAAACGCGATGCGTATGCTGCTGGATTGGAAAAGCTAGAAGCAACGCTCCGGGAGCTCGGGCCCAAGAAGCCGGACGCCACTCTTAGAAAGAGTAATCCGGGGGAGTACGCCGCTCAAATGGCGGAGTACAACGAGTTCGAGATGACGCTCAATGAAGTCGGAACCGCGAAGGGTTATGTCCAAGCGGAAATGACTGAAGAGCAGCTTGAAGCCACTAAAAACTACGTTAACGCAGAGTGGAATAAGGTGGTTGTAGCTGTCCCGGAGTGGCAGGACACAAAGAGAGCACAAACGGATTTGCTAGAACTAAGAGAGTTTGCAAAAAACGATCTTGGTTTTACGGACGTAGAGCTCGATAACCTTGCGGATTCTAGACTTCTCCTAATGCTAAAAGAGAACCACGATCTTAAGCGCGCTCGAGATACGGGCAAGCAAAAGGTCGAGCAACGGAAGAAAAGCTCTAAAAAGCTTGTTCCCGGTGCGGCAAACCGCCAGGCTTCTCGTAAGCAAAGCGCGAAAAAGCAGCGGCGCATGGCCGAAGCAAAAGCGGCACAAACGGGCAGCGTAACAGACGCGGCTCGCGCAATCGAACTCGCGCTCGCGGAAGAAGACTTCTGAGAGCCAAACATCTAAGGACAAAAACAAATGGCACTTGTTTCTGGTACCGCTACTCGGTACGACATGAAGGGTCTGCGGGAAAGCCTGCACGACCGTATTTACAATATTTCGCCGGAGGACACTCCGTTCATTTCCGGCGCTGGCCGTGGCCCGAACGCCAAGCAGACGCTCGAGGAGTGGCAGACTGATACGCTCGCCTCGGCGGACGGGTCTAATGCCCAGCTCGAAGGCGACGACGCTTCGTTCAGCACGCCCGCTGCGACGACCCGCGTGGGTAACTACACCCAGATCATGCGGAAGACGCTGGTCCTGTCTGATACCCTCGAAGAGGTAGACAAGGCCGGACGCCGCAGTGAGCTTGCGTACCAGCTCGCCAAGCGCGGCGCGGAGCTCAAGCGCGATCTCGAGACCGTGTGTCTCCGGGCCCAGGGCGGCGCCGCCGGTTCCGCCGGCGCGGCGCGTACGCTCGCTGGCCTTAACGCGTGGCTGAAGACCAACACGGACTTCTACGCCGTTGACGGTGCTGACCCGACGTATACGTCGGGCGTGCCTGGCGCTGCGCGTACTGACGGCGGCACGCTGCGTGCTTTCACCGAGACCATCGCCAAGTCGGTCATTCAGTCCGGCTGGACGAACGGCGCTAACTTCAGCACGCTGATGGTTGGCCCGGTTAACAAGCAGCGGGTTTCGACGGATTTCTCCGGTATTGCTACCCGGAACTACGACATGTCGAACGTCGCGGCCAAGCCCATGGCGGCTATCGCGTCGATTGATGTCTACGTTCACGATTTCGGTGTGCTCCGGGTTGTCCCGAACCGTTTCCAGCGTGAGCGGGATGCGTGGTTCATCGACTGGGAGTACGTTGAGCTGCGGTACCTCCGGGACCTGCGTCAGATCAAGCTGGCGAAGACCGGTGACGCTGAGAAGCGTATGATGGTGCAGGAAGTCACCCTCGTCGTGAAGCAGGAAGCGGCGCTGGGCGGTGCTTTCGACCTCACCACCAGCTGATCGTCAGGGGCCTAGTAACGTCGCTTGTTACTAGGCCCCGCGGTCTTTTTAACCTAGGGGTGGAAAGGCGGCGGGGTCCTATGGGCTTGTGTGGGGCCTGTGTGCGGTAGGCCCCGTCGTCTTTTCTACCCCACCACATTTTAACTTCGCACTGGGGTAGGCACCACATGAGAATTACAGCTAACCCGATTACAAAGAAGGTCACAAATATGCACATCACCTCTAGCGGTGATGAGTATATTATCGAGTCAAAGCAGGATGTGACCGACATTGTCGAGCGAAATAAAGCTCGAATGGCGCTAATCGACGAACACGCCCGTCACGGTGAATGGGCGCAGTACGCTGAAATTCCCGTATCAGTTTGGTACGATTATCTCGTGCCGCAGGGAATTGCGAACGACGAAAAGCGTTTGAGAAAGTGGCTTGACGACCGGGATAACTGGATGTTCCGGACTCGCCCCGGGAAACTTTCCCGATGAGAGACCCAGGCTCGCCCATTCATATCGCAATCTGCGTCCCGACACACTTTAAAGTCGATGCGTTGTTTGCTTACGATATGGCGCAGATGATGGCTTTTACTACAGCCGTTATGCCAGAAAATTGCAGTATCGGGCTCCATATGAACATCGGGACCTACATCCACAAGTCCCGTACTGAGCTGCTACAGGACGCGCTTTCCGGCCCCGCTACGCATATTTTGTGGCTAGACTCTGACATGCGTTTCCCGCAGGACGCCGCTATTCGGCTCCTACAGCGCCAGGTTTCGTTTGTTGGGTGTAACTACTCCACTGGTCGTATGCCGCCTGAGTTCGTAGGGATTAAACATATCCCGCTTGGCGATGACCCCTGGGACGGCGAACGCCTAAAAACAAACGACGATTCAACTGGTCTTGAAGAAGTAGACGCCCTTGGGTTTGGTGTGTTCATGATGGAGGCAGCCGCACTTCGAGACCTTCCTGACCCCAATTATACTCCGTGGTTCTGGTTCGAGAAAACTCGTTTCGGTCACGAAATCGGAGAAGATGTTTATTTTTGCCTTAAAATGGTAAAAGAACATCTAAACGAACGAGTTTTTGTAGACCACGATTTAACGAAACATGTTTCGCATATCGGTGGGTTTGAATACAAGTTTTATCACCCACTAACTACAGAATCGGTTCGGGATACAGAAACCGAACCGGCCGAAGCACAGCAAGGAACCGGTAATGGCTCTAGTAACTGATTACAGCTCTCTTAAGAGCCACATAGCGGATACTCTTAACCGCTCTGATTTGACGAACGTTATTCCTAATTTTATTCAGCAGTTTGAAGCGAGAGCTAAGGACGACTTTCGTCTTCGCCGCCTAACAAACCGCGGGGCTGTAAACGTTTCGTCGGACGGCCTGCTACTTCCTTCTGATCTATACTCGCTAGAATCGTGGTACCATGACGGTCCTACGTATTTCGGGCCTATTACTATCGTTGGCGCGGATCAAATCGGTAAACTTAAGGCCGCTTACGGCGACCGGGGTGTACCAGAGTTTGCCGCTATCACCAACGGTATTGTTCGCTTTGCTCCAGAACCAGACGCGACTTATTCTACCAAAATGACGTACTGGCAGACGCTGTCGAGTCTATCTAATTCAAATACCGATAACTGGCTCCTTAGTACCCGCCCGGATATTTACCTGTACGGCGCGCTTGTTGAAGCGTGGGAGTACCTCCGGGATCCGGAACAAGCAGACCGGTGCGCTATGAAACTAGAGGGACTGGTTGAAACTCACCACCTGGCCGCAGTCGATGCTCAATTTGGTGGCACTATCGGCGGCCGGCAGTACACGCCTATCGGAGGATAAAAGATGGCGACTAGCACGTTCGGGTGGGTCACCCCTAACGTCGGCGGAAGCAGCGGAACGTGGGGCACTACTATTAACGAGGCTTTTGAAGACGTAGACGGCGATCTGGCGTCTGTTCAAACTACCGCTAACGCGGCTCTGCCAAAAGCCGGCGGGACTATGACGGGCGAGATTGTAACGCTTACCCAGGTCTGGACGCACTCGAGCGCCGGTAATATCAGCGCAGCGCACGCGTTCGATCTGGACATCGCAAACAGTTTTTCAGCTTCCGTAACCGGTAACGTTACGCTGTCTTTTTCTAACGTACCGACCGGTGCTTGCTTTGTGACGGTCGCGCTTACCAACGGCGGCGGCGTGTATACGGTCACATGGCCCGGAGCGGTTTTGTGGGCCGGCGGGACGGAGCCATCGCTCGCGGCTTCCGGGACTGATATTCTCACGTTCTATACTTACGACAGCGGCACCACGTGGTACGGGGCGCTCGCTATCGCTAACGCTTCGTAATTGTGTTTCCCGGTTTTGTTGGTTTAGCGGCGGCGTCGGGCGCAGCAGAAGACCCAGACTCGTCCCCGCCGTCTGGTCCACCGACGAACGCGTCCGCGTATTTTTACTCGAGCACGAAAGTGGGCGTGCAGTGGACTAATAAAGACATTACAGCGCAAACACAAATCGGGTTGTCAGTAGATGTTTCTACGCAGCCATCGTCGGTTTATTGGACCGAAGGCTCTGGCGTAACATCGTACGAGACTGGTACCGAAACGCGCTGTTTCTGGTGGGTCCGGCACATTAAAAACGCCCAAACCACTAGCTGGGTAATCGCGCTCCACCCTGACGGCTGCGTTACTGTCCCTGGCGGGACCCAGCCGGGCGGCAATCCCGGGGGCACCGGCGCGATTTCTGGCGGCGGAAATATCGGCACAGAAACAAATATCTTGTGATGACTACGCCCGGCAAAGAAGTAATTGTGATTGAGGTAAATAAAGCCGTTCAATGGATCTTGGGTTTGTGCGCGTTCCTTATAACCGGTTTGTTTGGGTGGGGTACTAAAGAAATCGTAACAATCAGTAAGAAATTTGATGTTATAGATAACCGCGTTACTGTCATTGAACAGGGTCTGTATTCCGCAAATAGGGACCATATTACCCAAAGAGAATACGACGCAGCGATGACGGCGATCCAAACTTCTTTAGCGCGTATTGAAGCTAAAATTGATAAAAGCCATAACGAATGAATCTCCTTGCTAAAATCGGCGATCTTCTTGGTGGGGCGTTGAACGTTGTTGACGAGCTCCATACATCCACCGAAGAAAAGCTAACGCTTAAATCGTCACTGCTTACTATTCAAGCTGGTGTCATTTCTGAAGTCATTTCGGCGCAATCTAAGATGGCTGAAATGCAAGCACAAATTATTACGGCGGAAGCCTCTAGCACGCACTGGCTAACGTCCGCGTGGCGCCCGATTACAATGCTTACTTTTCTTGTACTTATCGTAGCGGCGCAACTGGGTTTTACTGGACCAGTCCCGGAAGACATGTGGCCGTTACTCAATCTGGGTCTGGGCGGTTATGTAATAGGCCGGTCTTTCGAAAAGACCGTTCCTACAGTTCTGGCTTCATTGAAATCAGAGGAGCGGGTACAGTGACTTCTTTTTCGGACGCAGCGTGGCGCGATATGCACCCGTCGATGTGGATGGCCCGGGAAGTCGCGCGCGCGCTTCACGTAGAGATGACTAAACAGGACTTGGTGATTACTTCGGGACGCCGGAAGAAAAGCCCAGGTGGTAGTTCTTTACACGAAATCGGGCAGGCAATGGATCTTCGTGTTTGGGCGCTAGATTCAGCTCAACGGCAGCACGCGTACGCGGAAGAACTTCAAAAGCGGCTCGGAGAAGATTTTGATGTTATTGTCGAAGGCCCCGCCGCCCGCGATGTGCGTTACCAGAACCGAGTAGCTCACATTCACGTCGAGTACGACCCGAAAGGCCGACACGTAGCGGAAGATTAATGGCTAACAGTTACGAACGCCGGGCGACAAACAAAGAGTTTTCTTTTTTGTTTTTTAATGTGGATTTTAACATTATAACGCCACGCAAATTTATTCACTTTTTTGAATTTTGTTTTCAAGTAGGCACGGTCTGGGGGACGCAACGTAGGTGGAACCGCGGCGTCGGCCGGCGCCTGCGCGCGTGTGTAGTTATTTGCGGCGTCGGGTTCCACATGGAGATAGGTTAAATGTCATTTATTCGTTTTGCTGAAGACGCCGAACCGCTTAAAATTCGCAGCATTAACGACCATTTTTTTGATATTTCAAAAGGCGTTTATACTGACCGGAAAGCAGTAAACAAGTTCGGGTATAACGGCGCGGTGCCGAACGGTTCGTACGCTGATATTTGGGCGTACGGACCAACAGACCCAACTTATAACTGGCCTACCACTACCGAAAGTTTTCGCGTTGCGGCTGGGGGAAACGCTGCGGATACCGCTAACGGAGCCGGCGCTAGAAAAATCAAAATAGTATACCTAGACGGAAACGGGAACGAGCAAGAGGAAGAGCTCGTTCTGGCCGGCGCTTCCGCGTCCGCGGCTACTACCGGCACGGGGCGCCGCGTTATCCGCGCCTGGGTAAGTGAAACCGGCACGTACGGGGGCTCTAACACCGGCAACATTTTAATTGAAAATACTTCAACAAACGCGGTACTAGCTTTTATAGCAGCGGGGATCAGCACAACGCAGTTGTCTATGTACACAATCCCAGCGGGCTATACTGGGTATTTACTGTGTGTTGGTATCGACGTGGCTGCCGGCGCGAATAAAGACGCTGATGTTCGGATGTGGACCCGCGAAAACGCTTACACTACTACCGCGCCATACGGGGCCGCTCGTGTTGTACACCAGTGGGCGTCCGTACAAGGAGAAAACGACGTTCTGTTTACTAGCCCTCTCGTGTTTCCCGCACTAAGCGACATTTGGTTTGACGCTCGAGGAAACGGCGCTATTACCGCTGTCGATTGTCATTACTCTATCGTTATCGTGCAAAATTAAAAATGCCTTTTGCAAAAATCACTCCCCCGCCGGGTGTAGTAAAGCCGGGTACCGTTTACGACGCGAAAGGCCGTTGGTACGACACTTTGTGGGTTCGCTGGTACAACGGGATCATGCAAGCCGTTGGTGGTTTCGACCCAGTTGAAAGTGGTGGTTCGCAAATCGACGCAGCCGAACGCGTAAGCGGCACGCACTCGTGGCGAGACAATGACGACCTCCCGGTGCTAGCGTACGGGAGCTCCGACGACGGCGTAACGCCCTCGTCGCTTGTACGTATCTACCGCGGCGGGGTTGTATATAATATCACGCCGGGCGGACTTACATCTGGCAAAGCTTCATCAGCTATTACTAGCGGAAACTACGGGCAAGGGTATTACGGCGTTGGGTTGTACGGCGTTGGCGATGAAATGGCAGACGCCCTGCAAGAAGGTCAGAGTTTCCAGATGGATAACTACGGAGAAGATCTAGTCTTTGTAGCGTTGTCCGACGGCGGGTTGTACTACAGCGACATGGACGGAAACTCCGGCGATCCAGCTACCGCTACTTTGTTGGCTAACGCGCCTACCTCAAACACAGGCGTCGTGGTCACCCCTGAGAATTTTATTTTTGCCCTCGGCGCCGGTGGAAACCCAAGAAAAATTAGCTGGGCCGACCAAGACGATGTTACGAACTGGACACCGTCAAGCACAAACCAAGCGGGGGACCTGACAGTAGCAAGTAAGGGCGCGATTATGTGCGGCGCCAGGTCTCAACAGGAAACAATGGTTTGGACCGAAACTGATGTCTACAGCGTGCGTTTTACCGGCGGGCCGTTTATTTACCAGGCCCACCAAGTGGGCGCCGCGGGGATTATTTCTCGCCGCGCTTACGCTGTCGTAGGTTCTCTTGTGTACTGGATGAGCAGGCGCGGGTTCCACGTGTACAACGGGTACACCGAGTCTATTGAATCCCCGCTTGGAGATAATCTTTTTTCAGATCTTAACCCGAACCAGCACGCTAAAATTTGGTGCGAAGTGCGTTCAGAGTTTAACGAAATAACTTGGCATTACCCAAGCTATAACAGCGAAGAATGTAACAAAAGCGTGACCTACAACCACGCAGAAGGTTTTTGGTATAATAACACAATCGCTCGCACGGCCGGGGAAGACCGTGGCGCGATTCCGTACCCCGTAGCGTTCGACCCATCGGGTAAACTTTGGCGCCATGAAATCGGCAGCAACTACGGCGGTGCTACCCCTACCGCGGTTTCCGGGCCTGTTGAAATCGGGAGCGGCGATAGGGTGCTGGTCATGCAGTCCGTCATTCCCGACGAAAAAACGCTTGGCGATGTAGATCTTTACATCATTGGTTCGTTTTACCCGACCGATACCGAAACGACATACGGGCCGTACACGCCAGCAAACCCTACAGATATTCGTATTACCGCTAGGCAGGTTCGTTTGAAGGTAGTGCAAGACCAGCCCGGGTGGCGTCTAGGTACACTGAGAGCTGACGTAGAACTTGGAGGTTACCGGTAAATGCAGGCACCGCGGGTACCCAATGCTCCAGTCTCTTACGACGCAAAAAATGAAGCTCAGTTCCGGGCCGCGGTGGCTCGGGCTTTTGAAGATATTTCAGCAAATTCTACGCAAGTACTTATCGCTAAACTGGCGAGCGGTACTGGTTTTCCTGTGTCTATTCGTGGTTGGGTTCATGATCTAACGTTCTCATCTACGGACCACGATACGGTCGCCTGGAGTTCTGGCACCATTACCTTGTCTGATGGTACGGCGTACTCTATCGGGTCAGGTAACACAGGTAATATGACCGCGCCAGTGTTCATTTATTTGGACATAAGTGTTAGCACTACCGCGCTACAAATTACGACATCAGCGTCTTCGGCAGTCGGTACTAACAGGATTTTGGTTGCGGTAGCGAACGACGTTGCGGCTGGTAAGAGTGCTGTGTTTCAAGTGTTTGGCGGAGCTGACTCGCAAAAACTTGAACTGCTTACCGCGGACCTAATCGCGGCGGACACAATCACAGCGAACGAGATTGCGTCAAACACGATTACCGCAACTGAAATTGATGCGGCGACAATCACAGCAAACGAGATCGCGTCAAACACGATCACAGGCGCAAACATTGCGTCCCTAAACATCTCGACGAAAACAATCACAGCCGACACAGGTACTGTCGGCGGGTGGACTTTGTCGTCGAGTTCGTTGTCGTCTGGGTCTGTGTCAATTAACGCGACAACTGAACGCATCCTGCTCGGGGCGGCATCGGCGCCGCTAACGGGTATTGGTGTATTTCTTGGTAAAGACGGGTCGGATTACGAGTTCCGGGTGGGTGACCCCGCGGGTTCGTACATGCACTGGAACGGAACCTCTCTTACCCTTAAAAATGGTCTCATAACGACCCCCGCGGTTGGTTCAAGCCCAAGCATTTTGGGTTGGATTAACAGCATGACGTTTTCCGCTGTAGACGCGGATACGGTTCAGTGGTCGTCCGGGGCTATTACGTTGTCTGACAGTACTTCGTACTCGATTACGAGCGCGAACACAGGGAACATGGTAGACACAACGTACGTGTATCTAGACACGGACGTCAGTACCACCGCCCTACAGACAACGAGTACCGCCACCAGCGCCGTCGGGGGTAACAAAATTTTGGTGGCTATTTGTACGCCATCGGGTGGTACGCAGAACGCTTCGTACCTTGTATACGGTGGGGGTAACGGCACAGTAAATAGCCCCATCATCAATCTAAGCAATCAAATTTCTGGTACTCTTACCTCTGCGTTTGCCGACGCCGGACTAATTAACTCTAACGTTACGGTTAACGCGGACGGTACTCTCACCGGAGCGGGAGGCGGACAGGTTTCGCTTACTTCTCTGCCAGGGACCATCGCTGCGGGTCAGATTGCCGCAAACGCTGTAGTCGCGGGTAAAATCGCGGCGTTGGCCGTTACCGCGGGGACTATCGCCGCGGGTGTTGTGACCGCCACTCAAATTGCTACGGGCACGATCACCGCGAACGAGATCGCCGCGGGCACAATCACAGCAAACGAGATCGCGTCAAACACGATCACCGCTACCCAGATCGCCGCGGGCACGATCACCGCTACCCAGATCGCCGCGGGCACGATCACCGCTACCCAGATCGCCGCGGGCACGATCACCGCGAACGAGATTGCCGCTGGCACGATTACCGCAAACGAGATCGACGCGGGCACAATCACAGCGACCGAAATTGCGTCAAACACGATCACGGGCGCGAATATCGCGTCCCTAAACATCTCGACGAAAACGATCACAGCCGACACAGGTACTGTCGGCGGGTGGACTCTATCTTCGAGTTCGTTGTCGTCCGGATCGTTTTCAATAAATGCTTCAAGTGAACGAATTCTAATTGGGTCAGCCACAGCGCCGATGACTGGCGTTGGGGTTTTTCTTGGTCTTGACGGGCCCTCTACTTACGAGTTTCGTGTAGGCGACCCAAGCAACGACTATATGCACTGGGACGGCTCGTCCCTACAAATGTCGGGCACCATTTTGGCCGGGTCTATACTCCCCGGTCTTAGTAGTCTTGACGGTGTTAGCATCGCGACCGAAACCCTAGGTGACCTGCTGCGCTACAACGGGAGTGTGTGGGTTAACGCCTCCCTGTCCGAGGCCGGTATTGCCTCGAGCTCGGTCCTCACCACCCATATTAATGACACCGACAACCCGCACAGCACTACGATTGATAATCTGTCGAACGTAGACAACACGGGTAAGCAGGATGGAGACATCCTGGTGTGGGATGCAAATGGTTCGGTTTGGGCTGCAACAGCCCAGTCCATCGGTACACTGGGAGGATTGTCTGATGTATCCCTCTCGAGCCCGAGCACTGGTCAGTACCTTCGCTACCTAACGGGTACGGGCTGGCAGAACACTACGATTGCCGCGGGTGATTTGCCATCTCACAACCACTCGGCCAGTGAAATCACCAGTGGGACTTTGCCCGTAGCACGAGGGGGTACGGGGCAGACTTCCTTCACTGCCAGCAAGTTCATCTGGTACAACGGCAGCGAGCTCGTCTCCACTAGCTTCGACAATGCTTCGTTCGCCTCTGTTTCACACAACCACACGCTCGACAGCCTATCCAACGTAGATAACACGGGTAAGCAGGACGGCGACATTCTTTACTGGGACGCCAATGGTAGTGTGTGGGCAGTGACAGCCCAGGCCGCGTCCTACTCTACCCTTGGCTCCCTGACAGATGTCACCATCACTAGCGTCGGGGCGGGAGAGGTTCTCGGGTACAACACCGGGTGGGTAAATCGTACTCTGGCGGAGGCCGGCATAGCGGCAGCCGCGGACCTGACCAGCCACACCGGCAACACGAGCAACCCGCACTCAGTAACCAAGTCTCAGGTCGGCCTCGGCAATGTCGAAAACACCGCGCTCTCCGGGTGGGCGGGCTCGATTAGCATCACTACGCTCGGGACGATCTCCACGGGCACAGTCCCGGCGGCGAATGTCGGAGCTGGTCAGTTCAGCGGGGCGTTCACGATTGCAGGAGCGTTTGCGCCGAGTGTTAATAACACCTACGCGCTGGGTGCATCGGGTTATGCGTGGGCGAAAGTCTGGACCTACGACCTCGACGTTGCGAACAACACTATCTTCGGTGGCAACCTCACGGTCGGGAATACTTCTGGCGACCTCTTTATTCCGAACGGTCAGGTTCTCGCTGACGGTGGCGGGACTGTAAGCGCCCCGTCGTATTCGTTTGACAACGACCTGAACACGGGTATTTACCCGGCGGGCGCGGACACTCTTGCTTTTGCTACAGGTGGGACGCAAAGGGTCACCATCGACTCCAGCGGCCAAGTCGGTATCGGTACGAGTTCGCCGGGGTACAGGCTGCATGTTTCAGCAACTGCATCAACTGCTGGATACTTTACAAGTTCCGACGTAGTAACAACACTTGATCTTAATAACACAAACGCCAACGGTTGGGGCAGCAACATTGCTATCCGTACTGGCGGCACGGCTGCTGGTTACTTCGGAACGATTGGCTCTCTGCTGGGCAACACTACGCAAGACCTTGCCGTCTACGCCACTTCTGGCAACGGATTCCGCGTCTACACGAACGGCAATAACCTGCGGGCGACATTTGACTCTTCCGGCAACCTGCTGGTTAACACAACATCTGCTGTCCAGAAGATAACCGTCGATGGCGGCCTATCTGGCAATAATGCTGCTGACTGTGGCATCGCTATTGTGCGATACGGTGCGACCTACGGCTCCAACCTCTACCACACCTACAGCACGACCACTGGCAGTGAAGCGTTTGGCCTTACGGTCAACAACAACACCACGCTAACTGATTCGCAGTACACCAAGTACCTTGTCGGCTCTAACGGTACGCACATCTGGTACGGCGCCAGTACCGCGTCCGAACGCCTCCGCATCGACTCCAGCGGCAACCTGGGCTTGGCGGTTACGCCGAGTGGGTGGGGGAGTACAACAACGGCTTTTCAGTTTACTCAAGGGTCTTGGACTGGCGCATTGTCTGCCGCACTCAGTTCCGATGAAATCTGTTTAACTCGAAATGCGTATTTCGACGGCTCAAATTGGAGATATGTAGCAAGCTCAAGTACCGCAACGCTTTACCAACAATCATCTGCCGCACAACATATTTGGTCTACCGCAACCTCCGGCACCGCAGGTAATGTAATCAGCTTCACGCAGGCGATGACGCTGGATGCGAGTGGGAATTTGTTGCTTGGTCAAACCAGCGGTTCAGAAGCCGTTGAAGCTACTCGCACGGGCAGCGCTAGCACAGG